CGTTCTATCAAAGCAGCGACCCCGGCACCGATGCTTCGATTCACGACGACTGGATCGATAGCGATACCGGAATCAAGTACACGCGGATCGATGACGGTTCGTCGATCCAGTGGGTGGAGTTCTGATGATCTCCTGGCCGCCTTCTCCCTCTGTTGGGGACACCTACACCCATGCCGGCCGCTCGTGGCGCTGGAACGGTACCGCTTGGGATAGGTCTGCCTGATGGCTATCAACTGGCCTTCCGGCCCCAGCGTTGGGCAGCTCTACCCGGTCACGGTGTCGCCGGGTTCGCCGCAGTGGATCTGGAACGGCGATGGGTGGGCGAAGATCGTCAACGCAGGGCAGATTGTCTCGGTGCTGATAACGATCGTGCCCGTGGTTGAGACCACTGTTTCTGCGTTGCCGGCGATCGCCAATGCCATGTATTCATTCACCTACCTCTAGGCATCCATGAGCGCAACACTGACTTGGGCGAGCAGCGGAAACGGAACGAAGACCGGCACAACGATCGTTGACCTCATCAACAATCTCGACACGCTGGTCACTTTGAAGTCTGGCGATGCGACGTTCCTTTGGGAGACCGCCGGAAAGAAAGTCGACGCGACGCCGTACTACTACCTGATGCGTCGCAAGGATGCGAGCGCCGGCCGTATAGGGCTGATTCATTGGTCGTCTGCGCCCGCGGCGAACAACTCGGCAATCCTTGATTCGGCGCCGGGCCTGAGCGTGTATCCGGTGTGGTTCCCGAACGGGACCGGCACGACCTTGAGCAACCTCACCGCGGCCAGTGGCACGATCTGCGGCACCGATACGGGCGTGGTGAAGGTGTCGCCGATCGCGGTCGTCTCCACGAGCTATGCCGCCAACTTGGTGCCCTTTTACTTCGACAGCGCCGAGGGTGTCGTCTTCGGCTTCGCCAACCCCGCAGCGGCGACGACGTACTGGGGGGGCGCGGGCGACCTTCTGATCGACGGCTCGGATAATGTGTATGGCTGCACGTTCGGCTCGGCGAACAACTCCGCGGGGCAGTTCGGATCCAGTGGCTCACCGTCTTTCGACTGGGCCGCGACAGCGCCGACGGCCGGCTCCGCGACCAACTCGATCCGCACGAATTACGGGTCCAGCAACCGCGTCTACAAGCAAGCCCTGCAGCCGACCGGGACTTGGGCGTCGCAAGCGGTCGGGGCGAATGACGTGCTCACCGACACCGCGATCAACAAGGTCGGATTCCTGCCTGTGCAGCTTCTGGCGATTGCGATCAAGTGCGAGGGCTTCGTGCTGAAGTTCCGCCAGATTGCGTGGGGACCGGGCAGCGTTGGTCCGTTCACTCCCTACCAGACCACGGGGCCTGTCGTGCAGGCGCGTCAGTTCTGCAACACCACGGCCGGCAACAACGGCAGCCCGTGGATGGTGAACTTCAAAATCTGATGACGACCGGCACGTCCCTCGTATTCCCGGCCGGGCTTCCATGCCCGCAGGAATTGCCGACGCAATCGGCGGAGCGGCGCGTGCTGAACGATGCGCTGACCGAGGCGCGGGTCGGGCAGACGGACAGACTCGATTACGAGGACTACGTATTCCCGCCCTACAGCCCGGCGCAGGCGCTCACGCTCGATGAGTTCTGGCGCGTCACGTTGAACAAGGGCGGCAAGTGGTTCTCGACACTGGCCCCCTACTGGCCGAGACCCGAGGGCCGCACACCGGCAGCGCGTCGATTCATCGGCCCGCCGCGTTGGGAGTTCATTCACACGGGCAAGCCGGAGATCGGCTACTGGCGCGTGAGCGGCACGTTCGAGGTTCGTGGCGTCGGCGATCTTCCGGTCGAGCCTGATCCGCCTTCGGCGTGGAATCCGCTGGACATGATGTCCGCGCAGGCGCTTCCCGTATGCGTCGATCTGACAGAGGGATACCGCCTTGCCACTCGCAACACCGTCTTGCCGGACAACTGGGAGTCGGGTGTTCGTGGGGAGCGGTCGCGCGGCGGCATCGCCGGGCAGCGGTTCTACCTTGAACTCGAGATCGTCAGTGTCGGCAGCGGTATCCCCAGCGCGAATCAAGGTATGCAGTGCGGGCTTGTAGACGGTGGACAGACGAATGTTCTATCCCGGCCGCCGCCCTCGGATAGCTCCGAAGCCACCGGGGCTGGACAAGCCTTGGCCTATGTGCTGGCATACAGCCGGCTCGACGGCGTGGTGTTTGCGAGCGAACCGGCGCCCCCGACGCAGTCCGGGACGTTCGTCACGCAGATGCAGGCCGGCGATATTTACGGCTTCGACTGGCTCGTCGGAACATCGATCACAGTGCGGCGCAATGGGGCAGGAGCCATCGTCGCACCGGTGACATCAACGTCGCAACTGTTCCCCTACTTCAGCGCGGGCCTGACGCTGGTCGATGCAACGAATCTCGGGACCAGCGAGTCGGTCCGCATCCGCACCGGCAAGAAGCAGCAGCTCTACCGCCCAGCCGCGGCAATCGCCTGGGGCTGACCGATGCCGCAATTCAAAGCCCCGCGCCACGGTGTCACGATCGCCGAGGCCTTCCACGAGGCAGCCAACATCGCACCCGACGACACGCTGATCCTCGACACCTTCGAGCTATGGCACCCGAGCCTTGCGGCGCCGATCTACGTCGTGAGCAACTTCGAGGCGCTGCTGGCCACGAAGGAATCCGGCGCCGACCGCGACCCGAGCGTACAGGTCGAGTTCCTGGCCGCGCCCGGCATCGCCCTCCAGCGGCCGACCGAGTCCGACGCGGCATCGCCGGGCGAGATGGAACTCGTGGTGCCGAACATCTCCGGCGTGTTCTCGCGCGCGGTGCGGGCTGCCCGGGGCTCGGCGTCCCTGTGGGAGATCATCGAGCGGTTCTACGATGCGGCAGACACCGGCGCCCCGTCGCAGACCCCGATGAAGCTCACGGTGGTCGGCGTCGAGATCACCACGCGCACGGTGACGATGCGCTGCGCCTTCACCGACCAGGCGAACTTTGCCATCCCGCGCATCACCTTTCGGCGCGCGGCATATCCGGGGCTCGTGCGATGACCTGGGTCGCCTCGCTCATCGGCAAGCCCTACGCTGCAGACGGGCAAGGGCCGGACGCATTCAACTGCTGGGCGCTGGTCCGCCACGCGCTCAAGATCGGCCACGGGCTCGAGGTCCCGGTCCTGGCCATGGACACCGAGGAGGGATGGCGAGCGATCGGCCTGCGCGCGAAGATGGCGCGGGAGTGGGCCGTCACGGCGGGCCGGGCGAGGGCGGGCGACATTCTGTCGATGGTCGGCGCGCGGCGCGATCTGCACGTCGGCCTGTGCCTCGATTCGGTGCGCGTGCTCCACACCTCCGCCGACTCCGGCGAAGCGCGCGTGCAGCGACAGCAGGAACTGCGGTTCCTCGGCTTCGACCGCTTCGAAATCTGGAGGCATCAGTGCTCGATCTGATCCCCTACGAGCGCCGGCCGGGCGCCCTGGTGCGGTTCAGCACGCCACGAATGGGCGTGTGCTCGAACCCGATGCTCGAGCTTTCGTCGACCGAAATGCACGACGTCCCGGTCGGCGTCCGGTTGCGCGACTTCGTGATCGAGGCACGCGGGCCGGTGACGTGCCTGAAGAACGGCGAGTGGCTGCTCCGGGACCACTGGGACGAGAAGACCGCGCCGGGCGATGTGATCGTTTGGTGCGTGTTTCCGCAGGGGCGGGAGACGGTGCGGCTGCTGCTGCAGGTTGCGACTGTCCTATCGCTGTTCATCGCTCCAGCTGCTACGCCTTACCTGACCGGCGTGAGCCTCGCATTCAACCTACTCGCTCCCCCGCGCCAGCCGAACATCAACAACGAAGCGCCGGGCAGCATCTACAGCGCCGCGCTCGCCGGCAACGCCGCGAGACTCGACCAGCCGATCTGGAAGAACTGCGGGCACGTCAAGATCACGCCGCCCTTCGCTGCGATTCCCTACTTCGTCAACTTGCCGCGCGCCGACGCCGCGGACCCGCTGCTCGACACGGAGCAGTACGGCTATTTCCTCTACTGCGTCGGGATCGGCGATCACGCGGTCGTCCGCACGCTGATCGGCAAGACGCCCGTCAGCAGCTACCAAGACGTGATCGTTGCTCAGTACCTCGCGCCCGGCGAGCAACCATCGACCGTCGAAGCGAACGTCCTCACCTCCTCCGAAGTGGCTAACCTCGAGCTCGCGACCGACATCAACGGGGACGGCATCTACGTCGGCGGCTACGTGGCCTGCCGGCCGCAGGATCGGGTGACGAAGATCGGGATCGACGTCGAGGCGCCGCAGGGTCTGGGCCACATCACTTCGGGCGGGAGCGATGATCTGGTCGTCGCCTGGGAAGTCCAGGTCCGCGAGATCGACGACTTCGGCGTGCCGGTCGGCGAGTGGACGCCGGTCGGCAACGAAAGCCGCGAGTACGACACGAACTCTCTGCAGCGGTGGTCGAACGAGTACACGCTCTCTGCACCGATTCGCGCCGAGGTCCGGCTGTACCGGACGAACCCGAAAAACAAGGACAGCGACGCACGGGATCAAATCAACTGGGCCGGTTTGCGGGCAACGCTCGAGGCGCCGGCAACGCTGAACCCGAACGCGGCGCACTACGAGCTGGTCATCCGCGCCGGCAAGCAGCTCACGGCCGAGAGTCAGCGCGACTTCTCGATGCTGGTCAATGGCAAGTGCCCGATCTGGGATCCGGACACCGAGACATGGTCGGCGAACGTCGTCCACCGGAACCCGGCATGGTGGCTGGTCGACCTGTGGCGGAACGAGGCATGGGGCCGCGGCTACCCGGATCGGGAGATCGACCTCGTCGGCATGGCGGCGCTCGCGGCAACCTGCGACGAGCGACAGGATCACTTCGACTTTTCGTTCAGCACCTCGATCGATCTGGCGGAAGCGGAACAACTGATCGCCCGCGCCTGCCGCTCGCGGGCCAGCCAGCCGCTCGGGCTGCATACCGCGACCCGAGATGAACTCGTCACCGACCACTTCACGATGTTCTCGGCCCGCAACACGCAGCCGGAGAGCATCGTCCAGACCGAGGACTTGCCGAGCCGGGACCGGCCGGACGCGATCATCGTCACCCATCAGGATCACATCCGCTGGGACCTGACGGAGATCATCTGCTGGGTGCCGGGCGCCGATGTTCCTTCCGACGGCGACCCGGCGAACCCGTTGTTCATCCATCTCGACGGCGTCATCGGCGCCAAGCAGGCCGAGCGCGAGGGACTGGCCATGGCGGCGAAAGTCGCCTACCGCGGGCTGAAGTTCGGCCTGACGACGGAGATGGAGGGCTTCCTGCTCCGGCACATGGACACCGTCCGCGTTCAGCCCGACCTTCCGGAGTACGGGGCGAGCGGCGACGTGACGTACTGGGACCCGGCGACCCTGGCCATGGAACTATCCGAGCCGGCGGACTTCAGCGAGGCGCCGATCTACATCACGCTTCGCCGCGACGACGGCAGCATCACCGCGCCGGTCGAGGTCACCGCGGGCGTGAACCCGACGACGGTCTACCTACCGGCCGCCCCCGACTTCGACATCATCTTCGACGACGGCGGGCGAGAGCGGCCGGTCTACTTCCTCGGGCCGCTGTCGAGTGACGAGCTCTGCAAGGTAGAGGAGATCGCCGACGGCGGGTCGACCGACGAGGGCGCGCAGTTGTTCGACGTCCGGCTCGTCATCGACGACCCGCGCGTTCACGCCGCCGACAACGCCCTATTGCCAACGCTGGGCGAGATCCAGGACCCGATCGACGACGGCACCGACATTCCGTCCGAGGGCGGCGGAACGGCCCTGCTTGTTCGCCTGAACGCGCGCAGCATCATCGGCGGGCTGGGCGGCGACTACGGCGGCATAGCCGAGTTCTCGCTGTTCGACGACGGCACCGCGGCGATGCGCGAGAAGGGCACCGTAGGCGCGCCTGTGACGACTGCCCTGTCGGGCGAGTGGATCAACGTCGCGCCGGTCGAGCCCGCAGACGCCGCGCTGTTCGAGGTCTACGCCGAGGACATCGGCGGGATGGGCGCGGCGATTGATGCTGCCGCCGGCGCCTCGCTCGTCGGCACCACTGGCGCATGGCTGCCGATGAACGCAGACCGGATCTGGACGCTCACGATCGACCCGGCAACCTATGACGGCCCGAGCACGATCAACCCGAGCGAGACGATGGCGACGGCCATCCTGCGCGTGTCGATCAAGCGGATCAGCGCGGCTTACATCCTCGAGACGCGAAATATCGCCCTGCAGATCGTCATCGGCCCCGGCGGCGGTGGCGCATAACCCGAAGGAGTCAGCATGTCCTATTTCAGCAACCACGGCGAGAACAAGTGGATCGACTACTTGCGCGGGCAGGGGATCACGCTGCCGGCGAACTGGTTCCTCGGCCTCCTGAGCGCCTTCGCAGACGGCTCGGTCACCGAGCTCTCGGGCACCGGGTACGCGCGGGTCTCGCGCGCGCGGTCCCTGGCCAACTTCGCCGGGACGCAGAGCGCCGGATCGATCCTGGCCAGCACCGGCACCAGCCACACCTCGAGCAACAACGCCGCGGTCTCCTGGGGCACGCCGGGAGCGAACTGGGGGACGGCGAACTTCGTCGGCTTCTTCGATGCGTCGAGCGGGGGAAACTGCTGGTTCGTGGTCCCGATCGCCGCGGTCGTCATCACAACCGGGAGCCCTGACCCGGTTCAGGTTGCCTCCGCCGGCCTGTCGATCGTCCTCGGCCTCACCGGCGGACTGTCGGACTACATGAGCAACAAGATGCTGGACCTCGAGCTACGCGCGCAGGCATTCGCGCTGCCGTCGCCGTGGTACTACGCCCTCTACACGGCGACGCCGAGCAACAGCGGCGGAGGAACGGAGGTCAGCGGCGGCAGCTACGCCCGGGTAACGTTCACACCCGACGACCTGACGATGTACAGCACGCAGCTCGACACGGCGGCTACTTCCAGCGGGACCGCCGGCCGGACAGCGAACGTCGCCGCGATCACCTTCCCGGCCCCGTCTGCTGACTGGGGCACGGCGGTCGCCTACGGTATCTTCGATGCCGCCAGCGGCGGAAACCTCCTGTTCTGGCACGCGCTCACGACCAGCCAGAGCATCGTCAGCGGCGGGCCAGCGCCCAGCTTCGCCAGCGATGCATCTGGCATCACGCTCGCCTGACCGGATGACCAAGCACTGGGCCGCCGAGTTCATCGGGCGGCCGTGGTCACCCACGTTCAATTGCTGGTCGCTGGTGCGCGAGGTGTTCCTTGTGCGCTGGGGTGTCGAGATGCCGGAGCTCGGTGTCGGCGAAGTGCATGCGGCCGACAACGTGGCGCTCCTCAAAGCCGCGGCCGAGGTCTCCGGCTGGCGGCCGGCCGACGGCCCTCCCCAAGACGGCGACATCGTGCTCTGCCGAGACGTCACAGGCAAGCGGCACGTCGGCGTGATGATCGAGCAGCGCGGTTGCCTGCTGCTGATGCACAACGAGGGATACATGTCGCTCCGCAAGGGGGTGTCGGTTCCTATCGGCAGCGTGCTTGCCCAGCTTCTCCATGAGGCTATCCAACTGACCGAGATAGAGCTCTGGAGGCGTGCATGAAAAACCTTTTCACTCTGCGCTGAGCCATGCCAGACGACCGCCGCTCCGGGCCGCCAGAGCGGCGCGACCCGGGCCGCACCGAGTTCGACGTTCTCCAAGCCGATCAGGACGAAACGAAACGGTGGCGCGAGGAGACCGATGCCTGGCGTCACGCGGTTACCCGCAAGCTGGAAGTCGTCGCTGCCCAAGGCGACCGCCTCGCCGTGGCCAACAAGCGCAACAGCGAAGGCCTCGAAATCGCCCTGCGCGAGCTCAAGTTCAACAGCCAGACGACGCAGCGCATCGAGGCCAGCACGTCCGACCTCGTCGTCATCGCCAAGAACTTGGATGGCTTCGCGAATACGTGCATCTGGTTCGCGAAATGGATCGCCGCGCCGGTCTCACTTCTAGCCCTTGTCGCGAGCGCCTTCGGCTGGGTATCGAAGAACTGGCCCACCCTTTAACCACCGAGAGGAACCCCCATGGACCCGACCACGAAAGAGAAGCTGCAGATCAACGTCAACAACGCCTGGAAGATGGCCTCGAACTGGGTCATGGCTGCCGCCGGCATCGCGTTTGCGATCTACCTGCAGTTGCCGCTCGAGCAGCAGCAGACGCTGATTCAGCACCTGCCTGTGCCGCCCTGGCTGCTGCCGATCCTCGCCAGCGTGGTCGGCATCGTGGCCCGCCTGGTGCCCCAGAAGTCGATCACGCCGGCCGTCGCCGCCAAGAGCGAGGACGCCCCGGCTCTCGACAGCAGCGGCTTCCCGATCGCCACCGGCCCGGCACCGTTGCCGCCGATCGACCCGCACGACAAGCCATGAATCGGTCAGCGGCTGGCGTGCGGAAGGTAGCTCTCGCGTGACCGACGGCTCGGAAGCTTGCCGCGGTGCGAAACCGCAATCTCGGGCTCGATGCCACTCTCAATCCGCATCCACGCCGTCGTCACGCCCACTCCGAAGTGCCGCGCCGCTACCGCCAGCGAGTCGAAGTAGACGCCGTCCACGGTCACCGAACGGTTCGTCCGCTTGTTCTCGCCACCCTGCTGCTCGGCGGTCGCCCATCGGCAATTCGATGGCTCGTAGTGGCCGTCTGGGTCCTTGCGGTCGATGCTTTGCATCGACCTTGGACGCGGCCCCATGTCGGCAAGGAACGCTTCAAACGAAGTGTCCCAACGCTCACAGACGTGTATTCCGCGGCCGCCCCAGTTGGCGTAGTCCTTGGACTTCGGGGACTGACAGCGCCTCTTCATGCCCAGCCAAGTCAAGTACTCGACGCTCTTTGCGCCGCGCCGCCTGTGGCCGTGACGCGTGACCGTCGCGGCGCGCTTCTCGATAAAAGCCTTGTCGGCGCCGAGGTGGCGGCTCCATTCCGCAGCCAAGCAGCCACAGGACCGGGTGTCGCCCTTGCGCAGGTTTGCGCTGATGGCGACGAACTCGGTGCCGCAGTCACACAGGCAGTGCCAGTCCGATCCGCCGGACAAGCCGGGCCTTGGCTTGGCCTTCCGAAGCACGACGCAGCGGCCGAAGCGCTGCCCTGCGATGTCGATCAATTTCATGCGTCTATTTTCGACCATGCCACCTCAACCAGCAACCGTTCCACATCGAGACCCGCTATGAACTTCGACACCTCTTTCGAGAAGCTCATCGGCCACGAGGGCGGCTACGTCAACCACCCGGCCGACCCGGGCGGCGAGACCAAGTACGGCATCACGAAGCGCACCTATCCGGGCGAGGACATCCGGGGCATGACACTGGCCCGCGCCAAGGAGATCTACCGGCGCGACTTCTGGGGACCGGCCGGCTGCGATGCTGTGCCGGAGCCGGTGAAGTTCGACCTCTTCGATGCCGCCGTCAACTCGGGCGTGCGCCAGGCGATCAAGTTCCTGCAAGGCGCGGTCGGCGCCAAGGCGGACGGGCTGCTCGGCGCCAAAACTTTGCAGGCCGTCAATTCGATGGCGCCCGACCGGGTGCTGATGCGCCTCGGCGCCACGCGCCTTATTTTCATGACGAACCTGGCCACCTGGAAAGACTTCGGTAAGGGCTGGGCTCGCCGAGTCGCCGAGAACCAGTTGTCGGCCTGACCCCTTCCTCCACCGTCCACGAAAGGGACATCTCATGCACTACCTGAAACGACCGCAACTCTTTCTCCTGGCCTTCGCGCTCGCGCTGCTCCAGGCTTGCGCCGGGCTGACGCCGGACACGTTCAACAAGA